ATTTGTTCTTACCGCGTCATTTGTAAAGACGGGCATATAATCGTTGGAGAAAAACTTGAGGACGGAAGCAACAGGAATGGTGTACATGTATTTCCAGCGATATCCATCACTAGTAGTGATGATGCTGGTAGAAGTGCCAGTAGGCTCAACTGTAGAAGGTTTACCATTGGGATCAGAAGGCGAAGTGCCATTGTAAATAACCTTGTACACTTGGTACTGGGAATTCACAACATAAAAATCAGAATCATATAATTTTGTTGCACCAGAAGAAGCAGTTTTACTGGGAGAATAATCATTACGATACATATCGTAAGTAAAACCTAAACCACCAGTAGTTTCTTCAGGAGAAACCCAGTCAATACGACGAACAACTTGAACTGTATCTGATGCAAGCACCCTTTTCAACGAAACCATATCGTCGAAAGAACCAGAAAACTCATTAAAAGAGTCTACTGCTTGAGGTGGGGAGTTTTCATTGTCCCATGCTTGAGGACGGCCGATAAACAAGTACAAACGATCTCGCGTCGCACCAGCGGCGTCATCACTTTGGGTCGCATTAGGACCCTCAAGTGCCTTAATAAACTTCCTCGCGGAAAAAATCCTAAATTGATCAGTTAATAGAGCTGCCATTTCCTATGGAGTATTGTCCTCTTGTTTATTTATGAAGGTTATGAACGAATAGTTGAGGAATAGGAAATACTCTTGATTCTATAAGAAGCACCACCGTTACCAACTGCATTTTCACCTCCAAGAATTGCTTGGACCACAGCTCCAGAACCAGTAGTATCGGATGGATTGTTTGTAAATGTAATTGTTGGGTGAAGTACATAACTAGAATCTACCGATTGCTTAATACCATACCCTCCAGTATTAATTGTAATAGAATCAACTTGGTCACCAGCAGTAGTCATAACTACAGTTCCAGTAGCCTGAATATCACCATTATTTTCAACGGTGATTGTAGGAACTGCACTATAGTTAGTGCCTGGATTCTGAACCAAGAAATCTACAACTGTACTATTATACGAGAATTCATACAAGTATCCTCCAATACCAATATTAATATTGCCCGTATTATATGGAACAATATCTTTCAATATGAGAAGTTTTGTCGATGCATCCCAAGAAACTACTGTTCCCCTAACACCAGATTCAGATCCAGTTACAATTTCATTGACACTGAAGTTTTGACTATTTCCAGAATCTAAAGTTAAGTAAACAAGGGCAGTATGATCAACACCTTCGCTAAGACCACCTGCTTCTGTAACCGTTGCATATTTAAATGGAATCGCAGCATCTTTAATATTATCACCAACTGTAAACAAGGTTGTATTTTGACCACCTTGAGTTTCTTCAATACCGTACAACGAGTTATAAATTCCACCATCCAAACTAATTTGATTTTGATAATCAGTTCCAGTATTAATCAAGTCTGGAATTCCATCTCCAGTAGGATTTCCATCAGAATCAAGTTCACCAACATCATCCAAAAAGGCGCTGTCCTGTAAAGTACTAATTGGAACAGTCAATAAAGTAATACTAGATCCTGTCTCAGACTCTACTGTATGAGGCAAAATGCCTGCGCCAGTGCTATTTGCCACACCAGCATCAAATTGAACAATAGCATCTACAGTAGAAGCAAATCCAGCATCAATAAATGCTAATTCATCAACTTCAAAAGTAACGAGCAATTCTCTTGATACTGGATCCCAATCATAAACCTTTGCGACTTTATTATTTTGATTTTCAACACGACGAATTACTCTATCGCCAACATTAAACACATAGTTAGAAGTTCCATCAGAATTATTCTGTCCACTATCAAGAATAATTCTTTGATCATACTTATTGTTAACACCACGAGTAAGACCAGTAAATCTACCTCTAGATTTTGAGGTATAAGAAATTTTTTCATCATTTAAAATTAAATCGCCAGATCCAGGGAAAGCGTCAGTAGACTGAACGTAAATCGTGGTATCACTTGGTTCTACATCTTTCAGCAGAGACGTTAAATATGCAGCGGTTGAATTGTTAGACTGTCTTGCTCTAGTCTTTCTTTTTAAATTTACTAATTTAGTGAAAATAACTTGAGGCGCTGAAGTATATCCTTCACCAGGTTCAGTTACATTAATAGCGGTAATTTGACCCTGACTGATTTCTGCTTCTGCTCTTGCACCAATACCACCACCACCATTAATCAAGATATATGGGGGTTCCTGATAAAATTCACCACCATCTACAACAGAGATAGACGCAAGTTTACCAGTGGTATCTACTTCTGCAGCACCTTCAGCACCTTGACCACCACCACCTTCAAATATAAGTGTGGGAGGAGAAGCATAACTTCTTCCCTCATTTAAAAGAGATAAACCAGTAATAGTTTGAACAACTGGAGTTCCTGCTGCACCAGAACCCTCTCCACCTAAAATATATGCATTAGCAGTTCCAAAATAATTATCACCAGTTCGGGTCATCTTGATATAAGCAACCGACCCTGCAGGATAAACTACTATTGGATTTCCGTCTTCATCAAACCCAGGAACATCCTCGTCATAAAGAACAATATCACCTGAAGTTTCAGTGGGAAAAGTTTGAACTGGTTCAGGAACAGTATCTCCTACAAAAAGAGGAACTCCATAATACTTGGGACCAATAACGTAAGGATAAGATGGATTTCCGTTGCTATCCTCGGACATAAAATATGCGTATGTGCCATTTGGATATTCTGGAGTTGGACCATATTTGCCGTTAAATTCATCCAGAGTTGCTCCGCTCACAGTCGAATCGTAAATATAGTCATCGGTGAGGTCTCCAAGAACATATCCTTCTTGAATGGTTCTTACGCCAAAATCTTCATTTAAATATGAAAACAGATAAAGTATTCTTGGCGAATTTACAGGAACAGTAAATCTTACTTCTCTATCAGTCGCACTATTAAATCCTGCAATATATCCAGAATAGGTAGTTAATGTATCATCAAGATAATATTGAATTCCTTCTCCATCATACAGATCATTAATCTCTCCAATAATAATGGGAACAGAGGTATGCCAACCGTCATCTTGGTCGGATATTAACAGGATATTTCCATCATTACTACTATCATCTTGATTGAAGATTACAGTATCTCCTCTGTTCAGTCTTAAGAAATCAACTGCGCTTCCATTAAATGCAAATTTATTATTTGATACAGTAACATTATATGTTACTGTTGTAGGTGTTACAATTTCTGGACGAGCACCAGATTTCTCACCCGTGGTCTTCAGTCGATAAGAACTAACCATTCTAACTACAGACCCTGAAGCATTGTAACCATAAGGTCCATAGATGGGATATCCATCAAAAGACATACCAATAATTTTGGAATGTCCGTCTACGTGGCGACCATAATCAAGAGTTTCCCCAGAACCATAATAATTTTCAACATAGTAATTATTTACAATGGGATTACTATGTGTTTCCGAACTTAATGTAATATATCCCTCATTGCCTGAGGAACCTGCCATGTAACGATGATTCTTACAATAATAATAAATGCGATTTGTCTCATCCCCATTCATAATGAATAGGGTTTGATACTCATTTTCATAATCTGCTGCTGCAGCAGCAGAGGATCCTGTACTATTGTAGTACAGTGTTCCTCCATTCAATAGACCATCCTGTGTTGTACTAAATTGTATTGGATGACCAATTCCCTCTTGATTAGATGAATTGGATTGATTTACAACAATTAGACTATTTGCCTTTACCTGTATATTTTCTGGAGCAAAATAATAAGTACCAGCAACAAAAGGACCAAACTCAGATGCTTGGGTTCCAAAATCAATATAATAGATATTACGACTAACGGGTTCTCCAGAAATAGTAAATTTGAATCCGTTAGATCCAAGAACAGCATCATCTTCAGAGAATGTTCCAGTAACTTCTCTTAAATATACTTTGGTAATTACATTTTGAGCATTTCTTACAATTTTGGCAATTTCCCCTCTGGCAGTCCCTCCGATTTCATCAACAATTCTCCCAACTTCAACCGAACCCAATGTTTCATCTAAAGAAACAATATCGAGTTCTATATTTCCATATTCAACTTTAACATTCCAAGTATACTGCCTGAATTTACCCCATTCAAATACGCCATTAGGTTGTCTAAATTCGTCTAGAGTTTTACTAGACTGATAATAATTTATGTTATTTTCGGTAACAACATCTTCATTATTTGAATTTTTTAAATATGCATATTTTACGCTATCAATAGCAAATCCCACAG